CTGTGTTTTTATTTATTTTTCTCATGGTTATAACCCCTTTAAGTTTACTTTATATTTTTTGTGGGTAGCGCCCCCACAGAGACGACCCTCTGGAAGTAGCTGGTTTATCCTTCCTTTGGGCTTTTTAATCCTAGCATTATCTTTGTTCGGTCAAGGGTAAATGCACGAACTACGTTCGCCCTTGACCTACACGGCAGATAATACTTTTTCGGATTATGCCCGACGGAAGTTTAAACACTACTTCACTTTCATAAATTCATTGTACTATAAATTTCGTTCATTGTCAACACGTAATTACGTTTTTTCAATTGACATTTAATGATTTTCATGGTACAATTTAAATTGTACAAAATAAATTATATGAAAGGACTTATCTTTTATGAACAATAAAATAGCACTAACAACTTATGTTGACTACGTTATGGATGAATTTAAAATTCCAAAAGAAAAATCTAATTTTTTAAAAGTTAGAAAAAAATTCCAGCGTGAGCTAGACAAAAAAGGTCTTTGGGAAAACGCTGAAACTAAACGTATTGGTCGTTCTCAAACTAAACTTTTTTATGAATATGATTTAGAAAATGTAAGATTGTCTATGCGTGATTATCTTTTAAAAAATGGAACTATAGATAAAGATAAGTATCACGACTACTTAAATTCTATTGATATCTATTTGGAAAATAGATATATTGAATCTGAAGAGGAATCGGATGAGGAAAAGGAAAAAAGAGAGCAAAGAGAACTTGAAAATAGTTTTAAAGCGACACATCGAGAAATTTTAGATTTAAAAATCGATGCACTTTTTAAAGTATTTTACGAAGATATCGATATCGAAAAATGGGACTCCGATAGAATTTATGTTCAGATTATAGATGATATTGATATGCAAAATATTGAAACTTTCAACTGCATTAACAGATTAAAAAATCCAGTAGATTCGTATTGCAAAAGAAAAAAGGAAGATTAATTAATCTTCCTTTTTCTTGTTTGTTACAGCATTGAACAATTCTGATTTTTTTTCTTTATGCTCTATGACAATTACATCTTCACTCTTACTATGTTGTTTGACAACCGAACTATGTACTTCGAGCACACTACCAAAAACATTAGAGTTATTCAACTTACTTTGGTTTTGTGCTAATTCTTTAGTTTTTACCTCGACATTTAAAATTGGTTGGTAAAGTTCACGCTCTCCACCCGTCAAAGCCATTGAGGCATACAGTTGAAAGTTTGTCGGCGTGACTTCGATGAATAGTGGAAAACGTCTGTAAGCTTGCCCGACATCTTCCGCAGCCAAAGTATTTCCGTTTTTCTTAAACTCCTTAACCAAGCCCTCAATAAATTTTTGAAACGACTCAACAGAAGTGACTATATTAATAGTATGAACTAAAGTAGTTTCACCGTTTTTAACATGAACGCTAACTCTATCTGGGTTTATTGCGAATAACTTCCAAACGCTACCGCGATCAAATGAATTAAGTAATTCATTTGCGCGAAAATCATCCCATATTATTACAGGCTGACCGTCATAATTATCGAATGCTACACGTCCATCACCGACTACAAAAAATATTTCATCATCTGGTTTATCCGGAAACATAGCTCTTGCCATTGCTTTTGCTATAACTGTTTTTCCACTTCCACCTAGTCCACTTATGTGATAATTTGACCTTACGAGTGGTGTTGGTGCATATTTTAAAAATGAACGTCTTGCACGCTTAAACATCGTTTCATTTTCAGCATATACTGCTGAATCCTTATTATAAACCTGTTTTAGCGTCATCTTTCCTTTCGAAAGTTTTTCTAAGAAAACATCACAACTTTCGCCTTTACTTAATTTCTTAGCGCGTCTTTCTTCACGTACATCAACTAATTCCCACATCTGACGAGCAGTCTCATCATTAATCATTTTTATTTCATCTCGGTCATAGACATACTTACCTAACCATCGTTGTTTATCATCTTCATGCGTTAGATAGTATAAACAATCTAAAAAGGCTCCTTGTCCTACCTTTTTTTCAACCATGTTGTCTGGAACGCCAAATGCTTTAGCAATCGTTGAAAATTCTATCTGGTTACTAAATTTCAACAAAATATGCCAATGTGCCGGTCTATCATCACCTAATTTACTGTTACTAGGAATATGGTCAGAATCTACATATTTGTCCTTGTCGTGTCTAACGTAAGCCCAGTTTTCTAAACTCGCTCCCCAATTTCCTATCGCATTAATTATATTATTTTCGTTAAAGTTTAGACTTTCACCTGTTTCAGGATTAACCTCATACTGAACCACCTCATATACCCTAGCTCTAACTCTTGGTTTTTTGCTCATATACGTTTATCTCCTATTATTTTTCAATTTATATTATATCATATTTTGTCTCATTTTTTATGTCTCACTTGATTTTTTCTATCTTTTTTGTCTCAGTGTCTCAGCGCGTCTCCAGAACCCCAAGACGCGCGTATAGCGATAGTATCAAGCCTTATTTGCGTTTTGTCTCTCTGTCTCACATAAAAAAGATATCTCATATATGATACTTTTTTTTTAAAAATTTGCGAGCCATCGGTGTCATCGCTAAGGCGAACACCGGCTCGCAAATTAATAATCAATATTCTATTTCAGTCTACCATTTAGTATATGCGCGATGTGATTACCGTGAAAGTCCGAAAAATCATAACGCCTATATTTTAATGCTATAATTTTCCTTACAATAGCACGGTTATTATCATCTTCAAAAAACGCAATACTAATTCCACATTTTGGTTTTAACCGGATTTCGATTTTATCTTTTTCAAATGATATCCAGTTATACTCTAACTTTATTTTTTTAAAATTAGTTTGCCCTTGTCCGTAACTAAGCTCTTTCCTATTATTTAAAACCGAATTGATTTCGCGTTTTAATTTAATGAAATAGAATAGATTAGCATTTAACTGTTTAAATGCATTTCTAAATGCTCTGAATTTATTATTATCTTTTTTTAATTTGATTAAAAAGATAACAAATAAACTAATTATGTATAGCATCAGTATAGATAATGCTAGACACAGCAAGATGAATAACAACTCATTCACCAAGTTATTTATATTTTCATTAAACTTCTTCCACATAATTAAACAATCCTTTCTTTTATTGTCGGCACCAGAAATGTGAACAATTCATTATTTATCGAGATTATTCCACGTCCTTTATTGCCTATTTCGTCAAAAGGCACTAACATTGTGAAATGTTCATAATCTGGAAATAAGTATTGCATTTGATTCGATGTAAGTGACCCCAATTGAATCAATATATTACACTGTTCTTTCACTATAGTAGGTATTGTGTTTGAGTCTAATCTTTGACTAGAAATAAGCAAATGCACTTTTGATTGTCTTCCCAAAGTTGCAACCCTAGTTAACAACTTAAAAAAGTTTTCTTTTACATTTTTGCTAGCCAAACTTGTCAACGCTCCTATTTCATCAAAAACCAAAACTACAGGCTTTAATTGATTTTCTGTTACTTTATTTTCGAAAAGTAAATTTTGTCTTTCTGTAATTAGGTCATTTAGCCTACTTAATTCATCGCATACTTCAATTAGTATATTGTCATCCGATTTATTTGCTCTGCTTGTTATTAATTTAACATTGTTTTCTCTCGCGAATCTTGACGGCAAATCTTTTTTTCCGTCAATAACAATTAACTCGCAACCTTGTTTTTTAAAATAAATCAAGAATTGATTTATTAGGTATGATTTACCGCCGCCTGATGTTGACGCAATAGCGACAGATGTTAAATCATTCATAGTAAAGTCGATACCGCTCATAATTTCATACTTTCCATTATTTAATGAATTTTCGAATTCAGTTTTTGAATTATATATTTTTCGTTTAGGAACTCCTATTCTAAACGGATATACAAAGCACCTTTTATTCTCAATATTTGCATTCTCAAATTCCTCAACTACCATCTGTTCTTGTGGAATTAATGTAATTATTGGGAAGACCGGAACATTTATTACATCGAAGATATCAAAGTACAATTCTTCATTTAGTTTGAAACTAGTAGGAGAATTAAAAGATATAAGAATTTTATATCCTTTAATTTTAACTTTAACATTGTTCGAATAGGTACTAGCTTCTTGTTTATTAGCATTAATTAGACTTTCTATGTACCGTTCTAATTCATTCAGACTCATTATTTAAGCACCTTGCTTTCTTTTGCACGGAAGTATACATTTTTATTAACTATGCAAGCTTCTAAATCGATCAATTCGACTACATCGAATTGTGAAAGGTTTTGCTTAGTTTCAAATTTTACTTTGAAAGGCTCATATAACTCTTTTTGTGTGAAGTAGCCAATCTGGTGACTAAATTCGTCTGTAAATTTTTTTGACTCATCATCATATTTTAACTTATCCTCAAGTAATGTGATTAACTGAAACTCTCCACTCACATTCACATACTCTTTTGCTAATTCTTGACTGTATCCTGTGTTTTTATTTATTTTTCTCATGGTTATAACCCCTTTAAGTTTACTTTATATTTTTTGTGGGTAGCGCCCCCACAGAG